GCCTCGGGCTATTCGCCCGACCGGGTCGATGCGCTGGTCTGGGCGCTCACCGAGCTTCTCGTCGAGCCGCGCGCCGGTGAAGGGATTTTCGAGGCCTACCGCCGCCTCGCTACGGCGAAAAACGACTGAAACATCGTCACTCCGGCGAAGGCCGGGGCCCAGGGTTCAGCCGCAAGAGCGGTGGATGGCTGGATTCCGGTCGGAGCCTGTCCTCGGGCCGCGCACGGCGCGGACCCGTGGGCCGGAATGACGACACCGTTCTGCAGAAGGAACAGGAAACGTCATGACGCTGCTCGTCAAGGACGCGAACACCACGATCCAATCGCTGTCGACCGAAGTGGACAGCAGCGGCAACCTCGTGCCGGTGCACGCCCCGGCCTCGGTCGCCCAAGGCGTCGCGAGCCCGGTCGGCCCGACCAACCCGCTGCCGGTCATCAACACCGCCGGCGCGGTCGCCACCGACGGCTCCGGCGCGGTCGCCACCGGCGGCAGCCCGCAGACCTTGTTCGGCGGCACGGTGCCGGTCAACGGCTTCCTGGTGCAGAACAATTCCTCGGCCGCGCTGTGGGTGTGCGACACCGGCATCGCCTCCGACGGCGGCGCGAGCCTCCAGCTCGTCGCCGAGGGCGGCCTCTTCGCCACCCCGCCCGGCTACAAACCCGCCGGCGCCGTCAGCCTTTACGGCGCGACCACCGGCCAAATCTTCGCCGCCCGGCGGTGGTGACCTCCCTGTCATTCCGGGGCAGCGCATAGCGCTGAACCCGGAACCCATGAACACGGACGGAGCAAGGCTGGCGACGGCCTGTGTTCATAGGTTCCCGCTTTCGCGGGAATGACATTGAAATGACGCTCACAAATTTCGTGGAACGACGGCATGCAACTCGGTGTGATCTTCGACCGCATCCTTGCACTGACCGCGCTGGCCGCCTGCGCCCTCATCGCCGCGCCCGCGCTGGCCCAATCGCCGGGGAATTTCTCCACCTTGTCGACCACCGGCACGGCGACCATGGGCGGCGCGGTGCTCGCCTGCTCGGGCCAGCCGTGGATCGACGTCAAGTGTAACGGCGCCACGGGCGACGACAGCCACGACGACACCAGCGCCATCCAGACGACGATCGCCACCGCCATCACCAATGACTGGCCGGTGCATATCCCGGCCGGCACCTACAAGGTCACCAGCGGTCTCACCATCGACTATGCCGGCCAGGCCGGGAAGGGCTTTCGCCTCATCTCCGAGGGCGCGACGATCGACGGCACGAGCGTCGCCTCCGGCCCGGTCTTGCAGGTCGAATGCTCGGGCGGCACGCCGTCGAGCCCCGCCGGCTGCTTCTATTTCACGGAACAGGGCACGCTCACCGTCACCGCCAGCACGCCGGGCTATGCGGTGGTGATCGGCAAGGCCGATTTTTCCGACGCGCACAATTCGCTCAAAGTCGACCACCTGGTCGTCAACAACGCCAGCACATCCGCCGCCGCTGGCGGGCTCAAGCTCGATTATGTGCTCGACAGCGATATCTATGCGGTCGCCGACAGCGCCGGCGGTGCCGCCGGCATCGCCCTTGAACAGACGCAATTCTCGCGGGTTTCCGGCGCCGGCTCGGCTGCCGGTACCGGCGGCGCGGCGATGCTGTTGGAAAACGGCAGCAACTTCGCCAACACGGTCTTCGCCTTCGATTTCGAGGTGGCGCCGACCTGCCTCGCGATCACCGCCAACCATGACGGCCAGAACAGCTTCGTGTCGCCCTATTTCGACTGCCCGACCGCGGTCAATGCCACGGCGAGCACCCGCAACCTCTTGATCAACCCGACCTATGCCGGGCTCGTCACCAATCGCGGCCCGCAATCGACCGGGATCGAGATCGTCGGCACCGGCAGCTGGGCGGCCTGGCAATTCCCCAGCGCCGCCAGTTACACCGCGAGCGGCATCGACGACGGCACGGTCGTCTCGTCCTACAACGCCTCCGGCGCGTCGCTGGCCGTGACCTTGCCCGTGCCCAACACGATCAACGCCGGCTGGCGCATGGGTTTCGCGACCGACAACGGCAAGGGCATGACCGTCGCCGCGCCCTCCGGCTTTATCCTCTCGGGCGGCAAGGCGCTTGGCTCGGTGACGCTCGGCTCCGGCAATTACGAGTTTCTCGAGCTGCAATCGGACGGCAGCAATTTCCGCGTCGTCGCCGGCACGCGCAACACGCTCGCGACCAACGGTCTCGAAAGCCGCGACTGGCCGGGAAACTGGCTCTACCCGTCGACGTCGGGTTACGCCGCGCAACTCGGCGACAACGGCAATGTCGTGTCGAGCTACAACACCAGCGCCGGGCTCACCGTGACCCTGCCCTCGACCACGGTCCTCCCGTCCGGCTGGTCGATGGGCTTTGCGACCGACCAGGGCAAGAGCCTCTCGGTGCAGGTCAACGGCACCAGCGGCGGGCACATCCTTTACCCGCTCGCCAACGCCGCGGCGCAGACCTCGCTGACCCTCGCCGGCAACCAGTACGAATACGCGACCCTGCAATATGACGGCGGCGGCAGTTTCCGCGTCGAGCAGGTGACGCCGGCGACCGCGCAGCAATTGGGCATTGCCGGCATGGGTGGCCTGACGCGCTGGAGTTTCCCTTCGGCGAGCGCCTATGCCGCGGCCGTCGCCGACAACGGCAATGCGATCTCCGCCTACAACAGCCCGACCGCGTACCTCACCGTGACCCTGCCGGCGGCGAACGCGCTCAACCCCGGCTGGACGCTCGCCATCGCCAACGACAACGGCAAAATCGCCGCCGCGCAAACCGCGTCGGGAGACACTGCCCGCATCCTCTATCCGGGCAGCGGCGCGACAATCACCGCGCTGCAGCTCGCCGCCGGCAATTACGAGCAGGCGATGCTGATGTTCGACGGCTCGAATTTTCGGGTCATGCGGCTGACCCCGGCGACCGCCGCCGCGCTCGGCGTGCCGGGCACCGGCTGCACCGCGAAGTGGAACTTCCCCGCGGTCAGCGCCTACAGCGCGACCTTAGCGGATTGCGGCTCGTCGATCTCGGCCTACAATTCGCCGATCGGCAGCCTCACCGTGACCCTGCCGTCAACCACGGCGATCCAAGCCGGCTGGTCGATGGGTTTCGCGACCGACAACGGCAAGACACTGACCGTGCAGGTCAACGGCACCAGCGGCGGCCAGATCCTGGTGGCCGGTACGCGCGGCGCGCAATCGTCGCTGACCCTCTACGGCCAGAATTACGAGTACCTGAGGCTCGCCTTCGACGGTTCGAACTTCCGCGTCGAGCAGCTGACCCCGGCGAGCGCCTCGGCCAATGGCATGTTCCCGGCGACCGGCACGCCCGCCTCGTCGAGCACCCAATGCCAGACCGGCCAGCTCCAAGCCGACAGCAACTACCTCTATTTCTGCACCGCGCCAAATACATGGAAGCGGTCAGCCTGGAGCAGCTTCTAGCTTCCGTGTGTCATTCCGGCCGAAGCGCAGCGAAGAGCCGGAACCCATGAACACGGACGGTGCCGGTATGGCAATGGGCCTGTGTTCATGGGTTCCCGCTTTCGCGAGAATGACATGAAAGAAACGGCCGCGCAGCGGCTAAAAACAACGTCTCACCGCGGAGCACGCAGGAGCGGTTCAGCGCCTCGGGCGCCCTCGCGCCCTCCGCGAAACCTCCGCGTCCTTCGCGGTAAAGCCTTCTCTTCAAGGAGCACACTCGCATGCCGGAAGGTGGCAAGCGAACATCGTTGGACGTCTCCTACAGCTGGGGCTCCCTCGGGGGCGCGCTGGCCAGCCAGCAGGGGCTGGAGACCCGGTTCCGCGACGTCTACCAGCCCGGCCAGGGCATTTTCTCGCCCGGCTACCCGCTGGCGCCGCTCGACCCCGAGCGGGTGCGGGTGTGGGACTACCCGGTCGGCGTCAACACGATCTACACGCCGCGCTCCTACGAGGCGATCTCGTTCGAGGAGCTGCGCCGGCTCGCCGACGCGCACGACATCACCCGGCTGGCGATCGAGACCCGCAAGGATCAGCTCGAACGCCTCGACTGGGCGATCCGCGTCAAGGGCGCCCACGCCGCGCGGCCCGACACCGCCGCGCGGGTCGCCGCCATCGCCGCGTTCTGGCGCCGCCCCGACGGCGAGCGCTCGTTCGCCACCTGGCTGCGCGCGCTGATGGAGGATTTGCTGGTGCTCGACGCGCCGGTGCTCGAATTGCGCCGCAACCGCGGCGGCACGCTGATCGGCCTCGACATCGTCGACGGCGCGACGATCAAGGTACTGGTCGACGAGACCGGGCGCCGCCCGCACCCGCCGGCGCCGGCCTACGAGCAAATCATCAAGGGCCGGCCGTGGAAGCTCCTGACCGCGGACGAGCTCTTGTACCTGCCGCGCAACCCACGCCCGCACAAGGCCTATGGCTTCGGCCCGGTCGAGCAGATCGTGATGACCGTCAACATCGCGCTGCGCCGCCAGGTCATGCAGCTGCAGCATTTCACCGAGGGCAATGTCCCGCCCGGCCTGCTCAACGCGCCGGACGGCTGGAATGTCGAGCAGATTTCGCAGTTCCAGGAATGGTTCGACAGCGTGCTGGCCGGCAATACCGGCTCGCGCTCACGGCTGGTCTGGGGTCCGTCGGGCGCGCGCTACCAGGCCTTCAAAGAGGCGCCCTACAAGGACGATTTCGACGAGTGGCTGGCGCGCATCGTCTGCTACGCCTTTTCGCTGCCGCCGACCGCCTTTATCCGCCAGATGAACCGGGCGACCGCCGAGAGCTCGCAGGACACCGCGGCGACCGAGGGCCTTGCACCCCTGATGCTGTGGGTGAAGCGGCTCGCCGACCATGTCACCCAGGATCTGCTCGGCCAGCCGGACCTCGAATTCGCCTGGGGCGACCTCACCCCCGCCGACCCGGCCGAGCAGGCGAAGATCATCGACACCTACGTTCGCGACGGCGTCTATGCGGTCAACGAGGCACGTGGCCTCCTCGGCCTCGACCCGGTCCCCGGCGGCGACCAGCCGATGATCTACGGCACCCAGGGCGCGATGCCTTTGGAAGGGTCGAGTGCTGCGCGCCAACAGCTTCAGCGAGGGGCGAAGCGCGAGCACAGTTCGAATTGCGGCTGCGGCGGTGGCAAAACGCCATCGTTGCGCAAATACAACACGGATTTCGAAGACGAAGCCCGCGTTCCTAAGGGCCAACATGGTGGTGGAGAATGGACGACCGGCGGTGATGGCGAATTTGACATTGCCGCGACCAGAGGGACACCTTGCGATGGTTTTCCCGCCGGTTGCCAAACCGGCGGAAGCTATGGATCAGGCGCCTTGTTTCGCATCGACGGTCGCAATCTGTGTTGGGATTGCGCGGTAAAATCCATGGATCTTGGAAACGCACCTGCAGCGAAAAAATTGGAAGGACTAGAACCGTATTATATTGATCCGGAATAAGACGGGGATTCGTGATGACCGACCGCGAGAGCTCGCTCCGGAAACTTGCCGTGGGAGACATCTTTCACGCCCGCAGTCCGAATGGCGCAAGCTTGGTCTGCCTAGTAACGTCAGTGGATGACGGTACTATCTACGCTAGGCGAATACATACGCAGGACGATGTACGTTTCGACCGGACGACCGGGCTCAGAATGCCCAGCGCACGCACTCGGATCGATTGCGTCGCGCCGTTTCCGCCCGATATTCACAATATCTTCATGGAAGTAGATCGGAAGCACCGTGAACTGACGGACCTTACGCGTCAGGGTGTCGAACTTACCCTTGACCAAACTAGGATGACCGACGACGAAAAGCGCGCAAACCTTTCCATCAATCAGCACGTCGCCGACAATCCAATTTAAGTAACTAAACCCACCGTTCGTCATACCCGGGCTTGAACCGGGCGACCGCCGAGAGCTCGCAGGACACCGCGGCGACCGAGGGCCTTGCACCCCTGATGCTGTGGGTGAAGCGCCTCGCCGACCATGTCACCCAGGATCTGCTCGGCCAGCCGGACCTCGAATTCGCCTGGGGCGACCTCACCCCCGCCGACCCGGCCGAGCAGGCGAAGATCATCGACACCTACGTTCGCGACGGCGTCTATGCGGTCAACGAGGCGCGCGGCCTCCTCGGCCTCGACCCTGTGCCCGGCGGCGACCAGCCGATGATCGACGGCACCCAAGGCGCCGTACCTCTCGCCGCTCCGAACGTTGCGAAAGTCACCGGCCTAGCCTCATTCCGGAAATACAACCCGGACGAGCCGCGCGTCCCGGCTGGCAACCCCGATGGGGGCCAATGGACAGCCGGCGGCGATGGTGGCGGTGCCTCAGACAACGTGCCCGGTGAGGGCGATGCTACGGCCAGCGACGAGCAGCAGATATCGGGCATAGCCTCGTGGTACAATCTTGTCGGTCATCAGATGGCCAACGGCAAGATGTTCGACCCGAATGCGATGAACGCTGCGATGCTCGGGGTACCGCTAGGCACAACGGTGACCGTGAAAACTCAGGGCGATCCGTCGCAATCCATAAAAGTGACCGTGACGGATCGAGGGCCTTATGCCCCCGGCAGAGTGATCGATTTGACGAAGGGAGCTTTTCAAGCCCTAGTGGGAAATACCCACGTCGGGCTCGCTCCCGTAACGGTGTACGTTCCCCGGAGCGGCAGATAAGGGCATGGTGAGGCGACTGCTTTTAATCGTCGTTGCGCTCCTCCTCAGTTGGACGACCGATTGCCGCGCGGACCAGAGTTCGATTTACCATCTGTCTTTTGCCACGCTGCACTTTGCCTCGGGCGAAAGAGTGTCGAAATTCGAGCTACATCTGCGCCCGGCGATGATTGTGGGATTTCGTGACATACCCGTCGGCTGGCGGATCAATATCGACAACGACCCTTCGTGGATAACGGAAGTTTCCGGCACGGCGGTGGTCGGGGCGGCCGATTTGGAGGTATCAGCGTTGCAGCCGTGGTTCATTTCGGTGCTGCGTGAACCGGATGGTCGCGCGCAGCCAAGTGACATCATCACCATCGAGGGCTCGGTTACACTTGCGAACGGTGATCATGTTCGCACGATAGCGATAACCAACCGCGATGTTGCATTCCTTTCAGCGGAGCCGTAGTCATACGGAAAGGGAACCGGTGTCAAATATATTTGTGTCAGATATGGCGAAGTCCAGGATAGCAAACGAAAAGTCAGTTTACGAAAAATTAAAGAGCCAAAAGTAATTCCTCAATTAACTTATTACATCATCCGAGTTCGCAACCTTGAAGGCACTCCAAAGGCGGTCGTCGGTGCGGTCAAGTTAGCAAAGCGAGCAATCGACGAAGGGCGAGAAGATTTCCGCGCTCAGAACGGCCGCGATATCGACGTGCAGCTGCAAATCGCACCGTAGCTAGATCGCCAAAGTCGGCAGCGAAGAGCGGCGCTTCGTCAATTTTTGGAGCACCCGGGGATCGGCGTCTCCCATGTGTAGGTCTCGTCGGCAAGCGGGACGCTAAGGTCTCCCTTGTCGCAAGCATGCAGCGGGCCTGCGTCGAACACGAACCAGTGCAGACCCTTTCCCGTTGGGCCCAGCGCTTGCCCGAGCGAGGCTTCGAGCGTGGTCAGGATACCGGCAATCGTTGGCGGGATCGCATCGCCGGTGAGCGGCGTGAGGCTCGCCCCGCCGCTCTTCGCGTCGAGCGAAGGGATATCGTCAAACGTGAAGACCGCCCCGGGAGAGATGTGCGCGTGGACCGCGCCGATCACGACGTACTTTTCGAGGAGCTCCGTGGCGCTGGGGGGCAAAGTGGCGAACGAAGGCGGGTTTAGCCACCAGACAAAGACCAGCTCTTTCTTCGCGGTGCGATTATCCATGATCTGCGAATAGTCCATGGCCATCGCGTTCGGCGTCGGATGCCACGGCCGCGAGAAAGACGGGGTCGCGACCAGGCCGAGGACCAAGGCCAGGAAAACCGCCAATAGCCTCGTTTTGCACATGATCCAGAACCGAAAGATTGGGCAGAGGAACGATCACGATGCGCTTTTACGCTCCGATCGCCAAGGTTGATGCCGAACAGCGGATGGTCTGGGGTTATGCCTCGACCGAAGCCGAGGACGACCAGGGCGAAATCATCACCCGCGACGCGCTCGCCGCCGCGCTCGGCGATTATCTGAAATTCGCCAATATCCGCGAGATGCACCAGATGTCTGCGGTCGGCATCGCCGAAGAGGCCGGGATCGACGACAAGGGCCTCTATGTCGGCGCCCGCATCGTCGATCGCGGCGCCTGGGACAAGGTGACGAGCGGCGTCTACAAGGGCTTCTCGGTTGGCGGCCGGGTGAGGGCGCGCGATCCCTCCGACCGCAGCGTCATCACCGCTTTGAGCCTCACCGAGATCAGCCTGGTCGATCGCCCGGCCAACCCCGAGGCGGTGTTCGATTGCTGGAAGGCGGAGGGAAGCGCGCATATGGCTGAGGACATCGACTACGCCGATCCCGGCTTTCAGGCCGACGGCAGGAAGCGCTACCCGCTCGACAGCGAACGCCACATCCGCGCCGCCTGGGCCTTCATCCACATGGCGGCCAACGCCGCGCCCTACACCGCCGGCGAGCTGCAGCACGTGAGGGACCGCATCGTCGCCGCCTGGAAGGCGCATATCGACCCGGCCGGCCCGCCCGCCGCGACCGGTCCCGCGTCGAACGCGATCGCCAGCCAGGCGGCGCTCGACCATGTGCACGACTGCCTCAAGGCGATGACCGGCGGCGCGTGCTGCAAGCCGGCGAAAGAGGCGGCGGCGCACCGCAAGACCATGCTCGGCCACCTCAAGGAAGCGCATGACGCGCTGTGCCGCGCCGGCGCGACATGCGACGGCTTTGTCCGCGACGAAGACGACGCCGAGCCGAACACCCAGCGGGCATCACGCGCCGGCGATCTGATGCCAGATGGTCTGGTGAAGGTCTTCGCCGGCGAGATCCTGCCGCGGCTCGACGCGCTCGCCAAACGCGTCGCCGAGCTCGAGGCCATGCCGCTGCCGCCGCAGACCATCGCCCGCGCTGCCGGCGGCCTCACCAAAAGCGAAGACGGCGCCTATCCCGCCGTCTCGCCCGACGACATCGTCTCGGCGCTCGCCCGCATGAGCGACGAGGAACGCACCTTGGCGCTGATCAAGGCCGCGCACGCCAACCCGATCCGACCATTCCGCTAGCTTGTCATTCCCGCGAAAGCGGGAACCCATGAACACGGACTTTGCCGCATAGGCACCGCAAAGTGTTATCTTTGTGCGACCGCCTTTTAGGAGACGAGCGATGCGATCGAAGCGAGGTGAGCCGATCGCCGAACTCAGCATCGTGGCTCTGCGCCATGCGCATGAGCACGACGGCAAGGTGCTGCCCGAGGGCGCGAAGGGCGCCGTCGTTCACGCGTATCGCGGCGGTGCGGGTTACGAGGTCGAGTTCGACGAGCCGTTTCACTGTGTCGTCACGGTCGGGCGGGACGACATCCGCCAGCTATGAGCCTGCTGCCGAACGCCGCCGGGGCCAAAATTCCCGACGCAAAGATTTCTCGGTACCTGCTCGATCCGAACCATTCCGTCCAGGCGGCCGCAAAAGTGCGCTTCTTTGAAGCATACGGCTTTTCGCGGACGCATTGGCGGGAGTTGCAACAGGCTCTGCTCGACCATCCAAGGGTAAATTCGGTGACCGCCCGTATAGCGACTCCTTTCGGCGAAAAATACGAAGTTAGCTGCTCGCTTGCGACCCCGGATGGGCGCAATCCCTGCATCATTTCGGTCTGGATTATCGAACCGGCTGACCCCGATCCGCGATTGGTGACCGCGTATCCCAATCCGCCGTAGCTCGACCGCCGCTTCGCGGAGCTTTTGAACCCAAACCCGCCATCCCGGCGGGTTTTTTGTTGCCCACTTCCCCAGGGGAGTTATCGAGGAGTTACTTGATGAACCCGACACAAGACACGCTGGATCTGGTCAAGGGCGCGCTGCGCTCGCCCTCCGACCTGATCGCCAAGACGATCTCGACCTCGACCGGCCTCGTCGCCTTCGACCTCCAGGCGCCGGCCAAGAACCTCTATCCGTTCGTGACGCCGATCCGCAATGTCATCCCGCGCGTCGGCGGCGGCACCGGCACCGCGACCAACTGGCGCCAGGTCACGGCGCTGATCGGCTCGGGCTTCGACAGCATGGGCTGGGTCCCGGAAGGCATGCGCTCGGGCCAGATGTCATATCAGACCGCCTCGAAATCGGCGACCTTCGTCACCATCGGCGAGGAGGACGCGGCGACCTACGAAGCGATCAGCGCCGGCCGGAACTTCGAGGACATCCAGTCGCGCATGACCTTCCGCCTCTTGCAGAAGATGATGCTGAAGGAGGAGATGGCGATCCTTGGCGGCAACGCCTCGCTCCAGCTCGTTGCGCCGGCGACACCGGTACTGTCGGCCGGGGGCACCGGCGCGACCCTGCCGGCGGCGACCTATTACGTGAAAATCGTCGGGCTGACCCTCGAGGGCTACCAGAATTCGAGCCTCGCCGGCGGCGTCGCCACCACCAAGAACATCACCGGCGCCGACGGCAACAGCTACACGCTCTCCGGCGGCTCGTCGAATGTCAGCACCGAGGCGTCGCAGGCGGTGACCCTGGGTCAGACCTTGTCGGCCACCGTCACGCCGCTCGCCGGTGCGGTCGCCTATGCCTGGTATGTCGGCACCGCGACCAATGCCGAGACCTTGCAGGCGATCACCACGATCAACAGCGCCGCCTTCTCGGCGCCGCTCGCCACCGGCCAGCAATCGCAGACCGCGGTCACCACCGACAACTCGGCCAACCCGAACTACGCGTTCGACGGGCTGCTCACCACCGCGTTCAAGACCGGCTCCAACGCCTATGTCGCGACCCAGGCGACCGGCACCGCCGGCACCGGCACGCCGCTCACCTCGTCGGGGCGCGGCTCGGTCAATGAGATCGACACCATGTTCCAGACGATGTGGAACACCTATCAGCTCTCGCCGACCGTGCTTTACGTGAATGTCCAGGAGCTGAAGAACATCACCGCCAAGGTGCTGTCGAACGCCTCGGCGCCCTTGCTGCGCTACAACGTGACGGACGACGGCAACCCCTACGATCTGGCGGCGGCGGGCGCGGTGTCGTTCTACTTCAACCCCTACGCGCTGAACGGCGGTTTGCGCATCCCGATCCGCATCCACCCGAAAGTGCCGCCCGGCACGATCATCGGCTGGGCCGAGAACCTGCCAGTGCAATACCAGTCGAACGAGGTGCCCAATGTCGCCGAGGTCAAGACCCGGCAGGACTACTACCAGATCGACTGGCCGGTGGTGACTCGCCAGCGCCAGGTCGGGGTCTACGCCGAAGAGGTGCTGGCGGTCTACGCGCCGTTCGCGATGGGCGTCATCACCAATATCGGCAACGGCTGATAAAAACACATCGACGTAGAGCGCGCGGAGCAGG